TACAGATACTCTTCTACTAAAGATATTACTTTTATCAATATTAAATTGAATATTTTTAATGCCTTTAATAACAAATTTGCATTTATTTTGTAAAAAATTCAATATGTAATATTCTCTAGCTACATTTTTATTGAATTTAAGCTCATCTATCGGAGAACCTAAAGTGGTATCAAATCTTATCTCGTATTTTTTTGTCAAAGATATCTGTTTTACCTGTTGATTGGTAAATGCTATCCTACTGTAGGTAGAGATATCATCTTTTTGATTGACTTTAAAAAGTATGTCTAAATCTTTTAAACTCATCGTTGGACTTCATTTATAACCGATAGATCTGATACCTTAGTATTTAGGAATGTAGAATTGGCGATGGCATTTCCAAATGCAGACAGGGTTAAAATCATCTCATGGTGTCTATCTTTAAAGATTTTGTGGGACACAGACAATACCAGCCATCTTCCATTTAACTTTCCATCTCTGGATTGAAATCCAGGAAGTTTAGGATCATTAATATAAATGACATCTCCAGCATTTACGGCAAATTTACCAGCAACATTTATTTGAACCTTTACGCAGTTCATCAAAGATAATAATGCTTGTCTGTAAAGTGGAGTTCTTAAATCGGTTTTCCAGAATGTGGAATTTTTAAGAGCAAAATTCAATAGCTTGGGGAATTTAGATCCTATTTTTGGACAACCACAACTAAATGGTAATTTTGGTTCTGATAACACGCAACCCAAATAATCAGCTCCAAGAGAAGCACCTATGGCATCACACATCAATGTTTGCTTATAAGCTTCGTTTAGCTGGGTATTGGTTGGTTCTGTTTGCGTTGTATCAACTGCATCTGGTTTTAATTTATTTGCATCAGATGGAGTAGTAAAAAATCTCGACATGCATTGATCTACAGTTACAGGGAAACCTTCATCTATGGCTTTTTGGTTTGCACATTCATATGTTTTATTTTCAATGAATATCTCGCCAACATTTACCGTGTATGATGGATTAAAACCTACAATATTGTTTACGATTGTTGCTGGATCTAGCATGTTTCACACTGTCCTTCCTTATCGTTTTGTGTCTCAAACATGTATATTACAGGAGTATTTTTATATTCTTGATCTGTAAAGGTAAGACCTCTTATAGTTCTTATATCAACTTGGAACATCTTTACTAATTGACCGTGAGCTACATCATTGCATGGATTTGTTGTATTTGGATAAGATCCAACTGCAACATTTCTTAGCCCAGCTGGATAACCAGTTGCTGTAAAATTAGTACCAGGTCCTCCATATTCAGCAGATCCTGAAGTTTTATTTGTATATTCGTTTATATTATAAGCTTCAAATTTTCTGGGAGTAACTGTACCTTTTCTACCATTAGTTAATTTTTTAATGAAGAAATTTGGATTTGTTTGTGCAAAATCTGTCAAGAAACCACCTTCAAAATCCAAAGTGGTTGCTGTAGTAAATCCTAGAACCTTTGGAACCGCTTCTACTTCTTCCCAAGAATAAGCATATGATTTAGCTCTTGTAGGGCTTGAAGCCGCAGTTAGACCAGCAGACCCTGTTATAATTGCCATAAAAGAATCGTTTCCTGTGTTAATACAGCAAACAACATTCTTAAACACATTCCATTTTTCTTTCAATTTTCTCAATTTAAAATAAGCAGCATTTTTTGTCATGAGTGTTTTCTTAATGCTTATATAAACTTTTGGTATATTCAGTGTTCTATTTGTAGTGTCTCCAAATGGATCTGCTTCATCTATGTCATACATTGTTTGCCACAAAGTAACACTGTTTCTTGATGGTGTGTTTTGTGGAGCCGTTATTCCTTCTAATGAATAATAACTGTATGATGGTTCTGATCCAGATGAATTATAATAAGATTCATCATAATAACCAAAAGAAGAATCGGGATATACTCTTCTTGAATAGTGTGACAAACTAACACCAGTTGTGTTGTTTGACAAATACTCTAGCCTAAAATCATCAAATTTTATAACATCTGAAATTGTAAAGTCTAAAGGATAGTCTGTATCCGTACCTGAAGTATAAAAATTGTATATTGCGGTAGGAAATAGATCTTTTATTCTATAGATTACATTCTTTTTTACAACAGATTCTGTATCGTCTAAGAATTTAAAATAAGGGTTTTCAAAATTTGGATCTATTCTTTCATAATAAGCTCCAAATGTTCCAGCATTTTCTAACTCCATAAAAGAAATATTAGGAGTTACATTAACCGCATCAATTTTTTCTTCTCTGTTATTTGGATCTGAAGCGGTTGGATAACTGTCTCTATCAATAGTAGTATAATATGCAACAGGTTCTGACTGTATTAATGTTGATAAAGAAATAAAATTTGTTGATACTAAATCTTTCCAAAAGAAAACATCAGCCACTGGAGCAGAAACGAGAGTGTTTTGTACATTTGAATTCTCTGCCAAATAATTTAAAAGATTTAAAACTTTTATTTGATCAGTTTTTGTTCCTGCTGGATATGTAATTGGTTTATTCTTTAACCAAGCATAATTTGTAGTTTTGGAGACATAAAAGGTATCATTTGGGAAAAATATGCTAAACATATCCTTTACCCAACTATCCCCGGTAATATCTCCATTTGCGGTTGCATCAGATATTAATTTAATATCTTCTATTATATCTACCGGAACTCTTTCGTTGAAAAAATATGATTCATGGACAAATTTTAAATTTAATAATTTTGGAGTCGTTTTATCAATATAATCAGTTCCTCTTGAAACTTGATAAATGTAAAAATTATTAATTGTTAATGTCTGTCCGTTTCTATCAGTGATATTTAAAGTTAGCAAATCTTTTCCGCTAAAATTAAAATCAGCCATAGCATCAGATGGATCTCTAATAACTAAAATTCCAGATGGTACAGTTCCGAAAATACCTTCTTCTATTATTAATTGTTCAAATATACCATAAGACTGATTGTTGGCAGCAATAGTCCATACAGTATTATTATGACCATGAGTTATGGTTATAAAATTAATAGTTACTAGATCAGCTAATGCCATTCATCTTATCCTCAAATTTTTTAACATAATTTTCTTCAACAAAGGTCATAATATTAGTTTTATCCAATAAATTTTCTTTTTCGGTCGTATAAGAAAAATTAGAAGTTGATCCTGTATTTTTTAACAAAACATATTCATTTATAGCAGTTACATCATTTTCGCATAAAATATTAGATTCGTTTAAAAAATAAATCGCAGATTCTGCATATGGTTCTATTAAGTTGAGAGTGAGAGTGCCTGAAACATAATTCCAAGAACCATTTGTATTTCTTATTATATTATGTGATCCTGTTCCTAAAGATCCTACTACTAGCAATTTAAGTTTGTTTATATTATCATTTACTTCATTTACATATCCAAAATTACCAGTTATGCAGAATCCAGCAGAAAAACCAGAATCGGATGGAGCTATCAAATCACCTGGTTGTAAACAGGCTCCAGATATACCACTAAAAAATCCTGCTTTATATGAATTTAAAAGTGTTTCCTGTTCTTCAATCGTGTATGGAAATTGAGTAAAGGGATTTAATATTTTTGATGCGTAAATTGGTACAAAATAATATTTTGGATCGTTATAGGTTTGAGATGAAATTTTATCTAATAAGACATCTTCATCTATTTTTTTAGAATAAAAAAATTCTTCCAATTCAGATAGGTCATAATTAGTCGCTATATCAATTATAGTTTTATCGATCCCATCAAAATTATATTTTATTTTTTTAAATTTATCAAACATTATATACCCGCTGAAATTTCAGATTTGCTAAAAACAGATCCATTCTTATATGTTCCCTGTTCGAATTCTTTAAAGGTTAAGGTCAAACTCGTTGCTATAGGAGTTCCGTCTTGAAAGAATTTTGCTGGCGTTTCTTCGCCAAAAGGAATTTTGTTTATTCCAACTCCAACTAAAACACATACCAGTGGATCTCCAAGCCATTGTCTGGTAAGATATTCTGAGTTTCCTTGGCCTATAATCTGCAATCTCCATAATGGAGGTGGGAATACTCTTTCTGGTATTTGGGTAGCTTCGGGATAAGAAGCAACTCTAAAAGCCTCGCAAATGTCTCCTATTGCGGAGGATTCATTAAAATCTTTTGGGACCATTGTATATTTAAATATAAATTCTCTTCTTGCTTCTCCGACCAGAGACATTTCAGTTAAATTAGTAAATCTTCTGATTGTTGATGTGGAAGATAGAGCCTCAAAATTTGCCAAAATTGGATCCAGGAAGGCTCTCTTAAGCAATCCTTCTCTACCTCCGGGGCTATTTGCCTCTCCTGCGGCAGACAAAATTGGACCTACTGGATTCACACCTTCAGAAAAGGTATGTTCAGTTTTTATGTTTATGTCTAACGGCAAAGGAAGCTGAATATAGTCAAAAGCCCTTGAAGAAACTGCGCTACGAGTTCTATTTACAGCCAACACATTGTATTCTGCTGCTTGAAACAAAACCCAATATGGTATTTCTGGAGTATCGTTTAGTGGAAAAATAAAAGGCATTTTTGCTTCTTTACTATATATTTCATGCCGTACAAAACAAAATTTGTACCAGTTAATATGAATAAGTATGTCGGTAATGTCGATAAAATTTTATGCAAATCTCTCTGGGAAAGAAAACTTTGCAAATATTTCGACGCTAGCGAGAAAGTTGTAAGTTGGTGCTATGAATGCCTCAAAATTCCGTACATTTCCCCTATTGATAACAAACGCCATACTTATTTCCCTGACTTTGTTGTTCAACTTCTTGACAAAGATAACGAGAAAAAAACATTAGTCGTGGAAGTAAAACCAGAAAAGCAGACAAAAAAACCTCTTAATCCAAAAAGAAAATCTTATAAGGGGGATGTTAAAACGTTTTTAGTAAACGAAGCAAAATGGAAAGCTGCAAATTGTTTATGTGAAAATAATCATTGGGAATTTAAACTCTTAACAGAAAAAAATATATTCAAATGAACTCAATTTCTTACATAAAACAAGTAATCAATCAAGCTGGTGGTATACAAAGAACCAACCGATTCAATGTAACGGTGGATACTCCAGATGGTATAAACACGATACCAGCACAAAAAGTAACATTCGGTGGAAGACAAATTGATACGGTATCCGATTTCATGTCAGGTCCCGGTAATGGTAGAAATATACCAATGAATCAAAACTATGGTCCAGGAAAAGAAGCAAATCTTTTAATAACATTTCCCGTGGAACAGGATTGGAATACTTATAAAAAAATAGAAAATTGGATGAATACTCTCGTAAATGATGGAAGTCTTCCACAATATTATGGACCATCGTTTGCAAGACCATATAATAGCTATGCAAGACCAGGCTTAGTTGTTGTGGAGTGCCTTAATATGAATGGCGGAACCAAGGCAACATTTACTTTTTCGGAAGCTTATCCAGTAAAAATATATCCAATTGAGATGAGTGCAGAATTTTCAGACAAATTTTTAACTTTTGACGTAGGGTTTATATTTAGAAATTATGGTGTATCATGATTAAAAACTTTAAAAGAAATTTTCCAACGTATAAAACAATTCAACCAAGCACTGGTAAAGAAATATCTTTCAGACCATTTTTAGTATCAGATGAAAAAAATCTTTTATTGATAAAAGAAGAAAAAGATACTTCTTTGATAGTAAAAAATATTCATAGTTTACTTACAAGTTGCTTTTCGGACATTGATCCAGATAGCATAACATTACAAGATTTAGAATATCTTTTTTGCACATTAAGATCAAAATCCGTAGGAGAGATAGTAAAAACAAATTTTACTTGCCCAGAAACGGGAGAAAAAATAAAAACAAGCTTAGATTTGTCTAAACTTACTGTTGATAGAAAAAATTCAGAAAAAGAAATTATCTTTGATCAAACATTTAAAATTTTGTTCAAGGAACCTACGGTAGAAAAACTTTTATCTATCAAAGGATCTTTTGATTTTATGCATATTGCAAAAGCTTCTATTCATAAAATATACAAAGACGATGCAGTGTATGATTTTATGGACGTAAATGAAGAAGAGTTAAAATTAATTTTTGATTCCTTTACTGTTAAGGAATTTGAAGAAATTAAAAAATTTGTTATGAATTTGCCAAAAGCTCAGTCGATTGTGGAATATAAAACATCGGATGAAAAAAATAGAACGATGAGATTGGATGGAGTACTTAATTTTTTTACTTATGTCTAAATCATATTAATTTAATTGTTTATTATCGGATATCTTATTTTTTAATATCCAATAGTATTTTTACTTTAAGTGATTTAGAAAATTGTTTTCCCTGGGAAAGAGAAATATATTTCAATCAGCATAAAGAAAAGATGGAAGAAGAGCAAAGAAAGATAAAGAATGATAGACACAGAAATATTCATTGATACTCCAAAAGTAGATTTAAGGAATACAGAATTACTAAGAAGCGAATTTGGTAATCCTAAAATGTCGTTTGAAAATTATTCTAGAATGTTGCAAGGAGATAATTCTTTAGATTTGAATCTTCAACCAGCTGATAATTTTGAAGAAATGTTCCCATCTGAAGTTTTACCAGAAGAACTTGAAAAAGAAGATCCTTTTAATTTTGATCCTATTGATTTTTCTACTCCACCCATATTCGAACAGTTTAATAGAGAATTGGGCTATACTCCACCAAAATATGAAATGATTGGTACTGAGGAAGTAGTTGATGAAGATTTGACTACCAATGATGAACTTGAAGCTTTAAACTCTCAAATAGATCAAATACCAAATTTAACAGATATTCAGCGTCAGCAATTAGAAGCAGAAGTATCTAGGGCGTATAGCGAATCTAAAAAACCAAATGAAATTCCTGAAGGAATTGGATCTATAACGCCATCAAATCAAGTATCTTTACTTGAAGATAAACCAATAAAAATAAATCCAGGATTTAATACTGATCTTGAAAATTTCTTTTCCTCAATAAAAAACCCTCCACATTGGAGGGTTTTAGGGAACTAAGGATTAGTCTTCCTTAGCTAGTCGCTTGAAGTACTCAAGCGCATCCTCGTCATCGTCAGGCTTGGTAGCCTTACGAGCAGGAGCAGCCTCAAATCCATCCTCATCCTCCGCTCTCTTTGCGGCAGGGGCAACGCTGCGAATGTCGCCACCGAGAACATCATTGAGCTTCTTCTTGAGTTCGTCATACGACTTGAACTCCCCAGGAGCAACAAAATCCTGAAGCTTGTAAAGAGTCTTCCAGAGCTTTTCCAGCTTCTCGTCATCGCCCTTGTAAAGTTCGCTAGCACCATCAAACTCAGACTTATCGTAGTTGGTGTAACCAGCAACCTTACGAATCTTTAGCTTGAAGTTAGCACCCTTCCAGAAGTCGAACGGATTGATGGCTTCCTCATCCTTGAACTGAGGCTGCATGGCCTCCTGGACCTTCTGGAAGATCTTGGTCCCGTACTTGAAGAGGAACACCTTACCTTCGTTCTGGGGGTTGGAGGGATCGCTAACGACCAGAATGTTGCTGATGTAGGTTAGCTTACGCTTACGGGTACGAGCAAGATCCTTATCCTTCTCGACTCCGCTATTCCAGAGTTCGCTATTGGCTTCGCAGATCGGACACTTCTGGCCGATGGTGGTCGGGCAGTTATCGATTAGCCAGCCACCCTTGCCCTGAAAGCCGTGCGAATAGACCTTGGCCCAAGGAACATCCTCACCCTCGCAGGCAGGAAGGAAGCGAATGACGGCATAGCCATTGCCAGCCTTATCAACTTCTGGTCGCCAGAACCGATCATCCTTGTAATCGGCAGTCTTGTTTAGGTCTTCGATCTTCTTGGTTAGATCTTCAATGCTTGACTTCGAACGCTTCTTAAAATCGCTAAATGACATATAGTCTCCTTATATTAACCCAAGGAACTCCCTTGGCCGATGGCGTAGTATACCAAAGATTGGTGTTTAGTCAAAAGGGAAGTTTGGCCTTTTTGGGCAATAGATGCAGATCTCTTCCCTCTTCGACTAGTTTTTCGATTATTGGTTTTGATAAAAGTTTTGCAGCTCCTTGAGGTTCTATATTATAGTCCTCGCATTGCTTCAAAATAGCATCCATATATGTGGAATTATTTTTTGAAACATATTCAATAATTAATTTTGAAAAATCGTTTTTAAATGTTTGATCTATAAACATGCTGAATACCCTATATAGTAGTGTAATTTGGAGAAAAAATGCCCGATAATACTGACGCAAATTTGAATATTGGAATTGCTGGTGGTTTAACTGCTACCATTTCTACTGATTATGTTATTGATTCTTACGGAACAACTTCGCACGTTCAACTTTTTAAGGTAGTTTACGGTACAACTTCAGATGCTACCAGAGTAACTAGCTCAACTCCTTTACCAACATATTTGGCCTCTACTGGAGTTACTCTCAATACCCGATCAACCGTGGTAGGAGGTGGTACTGGTGGTGCTGTCCAGATAGTTAATTATAGCACAAGTTCACTAAAAGTAAATGGTTCAGGTCTAAATGATGCTGTTATCACCCAGGATCAGGCTGGTAACACTCTTCTTACAAATATTTACACCAATACCCAGGCATTTGTCAGTAATTTTGGTAGCGGTGGATATACAATTAAAACAATTGGTGTTGGACCAACTGGTGCTACAAGCGGATCTTATGTAAGACTATTCGACCCAACCACTAATCTAATTGCTGGTGTCTCCAATGGTGGAGGTAGCCCCGCTCTAATGGTTCAGGTTCTTGGTGCTCCAATTACACTAACTGCAAATGTAAATCCTTCGGTTGGTATTTTCAATAGTGCTACTGGTCCGATTTTCATTCAAGGTTCAACCGGATCACCTGTCAGCATTACTGGAGTTACACTTGAAGCCCTACTCACTACAATCAATCAATCAGGGAATTCTGGTGCAACATTTACATCAAGAATTCCGGCAATCGAAACTCTTTTAACTGCTGGTACTGCAAAAGTAACTGTAGAAAATACAACTCTACCAACCAGCATTCTTACTGGGCTATTCTCGGCATCTACTACTGCTACAGGAATCTATCCAACTGGATTTACTTGTAAAAAGGGAGTAAACCTAAAATCAAAATCAGACAATACACAATTTGTCTTTGTAGGTGAAAGTGGATTTACATATGGATATCCTTTAGATCCAGGTGAAGGTATTTTCTTAGAAATATCAAATCTAAACAAGATCTTTGCAAAGAGTGGTGGTGGATCTACAGGACAAAATCTCTATTACCTAGCAAGATAAAATGGCAGATAAAATTTACTATGTAAATGATGACTCGCCAGTGCTTGTCAAGACACTTGATTCTTATGGAATCAACTTGGTAAGCTCTTATGGTGATTATGATTTAATCGGTAAAAAAATAAATTCATCTCCACTAGTTCAATTTTATAATTCTTTTGGAAAGGCAATATTTGATTACTCAAATACTGAATCAACAAACGATTTAGAGTATATTGAAATATTGCTTCAGGGAATAACTAACGGAAATACATTTACAGTTACAAGTGGTTATTATGTCAAAGATCAAGATGGTATAACATCAAATATAAATGGAGTTTATCAATTTGATGGAGCGCAAAACGATAATCTTTTATTAACCACAAAAATTTCAGCGTCTGCTTTGAATACGGCAGAAACAAGATATGAAAGAGATTATTTTGTTGATCCCCCACAAATATCATTAAATTCTGGGTTTACTGGAGACAGTGCTTACATAATAAAATCAGTTACTAATAATGGCGCAATTAGCGATCTTGGCCTTTATGAAGACGATCTAATAGAAGTAACATATGCTGGAAATACCGCAAATATTGATCGTTATAGAATTGAAAGAGTAGAAACAACTTCCCAAGGAGAAGAACTTATATTCTTAAAAGATTCTATTTCCAATGACAATAGAATAGGCCAGTTGACAACTTTAAATGTATATGTCAGAGGTACACCTCCTCTTGATTTATTGAGCGTAGATAAAACACTAAACGGATCAGTAAAAACTTATAGAAACGATGGCTATTATCTAGAATGCTTTGAAAATCAAAATGAGCTTCAGGGATACTTAAGAAGATTTAAATATGGTTCCCCAAATGTTCTAAGTACCTGGGTAGAAGATACGAATTGCTCAACTTTCAATACTGGATATGAGACAAATGGGTTGTCATTTGATGAAATCATAACAGTTAAGATTACAGAGCTGGGAACATTGCTATATGAAATTCATAGGAAAAATTCAGCTACTGAATACAGCCCAAATCTAACATTGAGTACTGGTGTTTATAAGTTTGATCAATCTCATTTCAGCAATTATGATTCAGAAAACAAATATCAGATTGTATTTACTAGAACTGAAGGTAATGTTGCTTCAGCGTTAATGACCGAATATTATACAACCAATTCAGTTGCTGGTCGAGAAAACTCCTACACCATTCTCACCATAACCAGCAACACTCCTTCAGTTTTCTATTACGAAGCATTAGGACTGACAGGAATAGGTGGAACTATAGAAGTATCATCTTAAAGATAGACGATCATCGACCTTAGAAATAACAAAACTTCTTATCTTGTCGATATATCCTAAGTTTCTAAGTTCTTTAAATATTAAATTTTCTTGAGAGAATTCTCCACCCTTTGCAATGGAAGCTCTTCTGGTCTTTGTTATTTTATCCAAAAGTTTTTCTGCTACTTTGGTATCGGTGGTGCTTTGCATAGCATGTTCGATTTCAACGATAAGATCGTCCAATTTTCTTTGGAAGAGTTCATCTTTTTCAAAGTTTACATTTGCTCTTTCTGGCTTCATAACCCATTTTGCTTGTTTTAGAGAATATATTCCCTGGTTTTTATGTGGAGGTTGAACATCGCTAGTATGAGCATAGACTTCTACGGGTGAACCGTAAATTTCAATATCATGAGTCAATGACCAAATTAATTTTTTGTCTTTATAATAATCAGTTTCGTCGTAACAGCTTGGAATCTTATTTGGATCTAATAAAATATGAATATCTAAGTCAGATTTATCTGTATAATTAAAATTTGCATTTCCACCAGTTAAAATTATATCTTCAACAGATGAAATTGGAGTTTTTGAGAATTTTAGCCATTCTTTTGCAATTTCTAATAATTTTTCTCTTACTTCTTCTCTGAGAAAGTAATTGGACCAAAATTTCGGATTTAATTCCGAATGATATTGAAGAGTTAATGCCTCAGATAAAAAATTCCTCAATTTTCTCATATACTATGTAGTTTATAAATAAGAAAGAGGAAATTATGAATCACACACCAGTAAAAGTTGTAGCAGTAACAGCAGGCGCAGTAACAGCAACCACCATATCAGACAAACATAGAGCAATAATTATTTCTAATACTGGCTCCGGTGTATCAACCGTAACTTTAGTTTTTATGGATAAAAATGGTCAAAATACTGGTAATTTTGAAATTAAACTAGCTGCAAATTCAGGCCCATTTTACATTCCTTGTAGAATAACATCTGTATCATGTGTCACATCAAATGCATCCATAGCATTATTAGTCTAATGTATTTAAATAATCAAAACATAATGATATATGGATCAGATGAAGAAAAATCTTTATCTTTGATAGGAATAACTTCAGGAAGTTTAGAGTTTGCAGATAATGCTGTTACTAGCTATTATTTAGATTTTTCTTCATATAAATTTAAAAAATTACTATTTGCATCAAAAGATGGTACAGATATAACCGTAGATGGTGAATATTTTGATATGACATTTAATGTAAACGGTACAGAATTTACTCAAAGAATAGTTTCAGAAGCAGGGCCTGGTTCACTTCAAGCAGTTATTATTAGACAATTTGCAGAATATTATCCATTTAATGCAAGAGGTGTTACAATAACTGGTTCAGTTGATGGTATAGGAAATGAATTATATCTTGAATATAATTTTGCATTTTTTGCATAAAAAAACCCCCTGCTGGAGCAGAGGGTTTAAAAACTAACTATTCAGTTGTATTAGATACGACTCTTTGCCTTCGTGCAGCTGTTTGAGCACTGCTCAAGGCGAGTATGCAGTTCATCCACATTTCGCCACATATCGCTTCGAACGCTATGAAGTTCGTTATTAAAAGTCACATTGTCAAATTCCTTTTGGAGTTGGCAAATGTGCTTCTGAAGCGCACGAATTTCACAAACAAGTAGGAAAACGGTTAGACCAACAAATGACCAAACCAGAGGAGCCTTTGCATTATCAAGATGCAGAAGCAGAGCACCGAACGCAGTAAACACAGCAAGCCAACGCAAACCAAAAATATTAGAATTAATCATTTTTATTCTCCTTATGAATAATTTTACTTAAAACTGAAACAATTTGGTCAATTTTGCGATTCTCCAGAATCATATTGACCTTGATCTTTTCAATCTCATCCTTGAGAGTTAGTACGATTTTTCTATCTTCTTCGGTCATAATCATACTTATGTCTCCAATGAGTAGGGTGGGGATCGAACCCACACATCTACCGTTATAAGCGGAAGGTTCTGCCGATTGAACTACCTACCCAATATCAGCACCTTGTGCGCTGGCGAGTTAGTTCTCGCTTTCCCGTTAGGGCGGAACGATTTGCTCTTTGTCGTTCCCTGCTACACCATCATTCTACAGATGATGGCTCCTCTGTCAAGAAAATTCTGCATTTTTGGTTAGTAACATGCCCAGAAGGAGTCAAAACCAAATAATTGCTCTTCTGGCGGTCAGTATCGTCACCAAGGCGATAGTTGACCTGTGTGCCGCTATGGGCCTTTACGCACTCTAGGGCCTCTGTGGAGGCTAGACGCTCCATGATGGCCTTAGCAGCCACCACAGCCTCCTCTTGGCAGGAGGACATGAGAGGAATGTCAATGTGGATTCGGTATGCCATTAGTCGATTAGGAACTTCTTTGTGCTTTCTGCCGAAATCCAATCGGTAGAACCATCTTCATACCGAACGCAATACTCAGTTTCTTCGTAAAGAACACCCTTTTTATCCTTTGCCCGTGAGGTTTGAGATCCAATCACAGTGCAAGGACGGCTATTTTCCGAATTTACTACTTTTTCTCCGTGCTTATACATTTAAATCTCCAATTCTTGAAAACCTTCGTTGTCAGTGTACCAAATTTCGTCAAAGAAGTCAACACACCACGCCAAACAATGCTTACATGGCTTAGAATTTCGCAGTTCGTTAAACCGATTCATGCGAAAATTGATCAATTTTAACCTTTTATTGCCTCTTTTGTAGCATTTTGGCAGCTTATTGAACGCATCTAGCTCAGAATGGACACAATCAATGACATATCCATACTTACGAGCAAGTGGATGTGTCTTGAATTGATTAGTTCCAATCGAAACTAGCTTATTCTTGTGGAAGATCAGACTGACGTGCTTCTTTTGCCTCTCCATCTGGAGGCAAATCGGCATCGTCTGCGCTAAAATGTCGTTTAATTTCACGCTCAATTTCGGAGTAATCATAATTAGTCGCCTTTGACCCGACTATCTTCTCATTATAGTATCTCTCAACGAAGAAGTCAATCACTATAGGATAGTGTTTGACAACATTTCTTGCCCTTTGCCGAATTTCTTTCGGCACTTTGGGTGTCTGCTTTGGGTCTAGAAGGCTGTAAATAAAATCTTTACAGCGTTGTAGTGCGTAGATTTCTTCATCAAGTGTTGACATAAACTCTTCGGGCTGGATTCGAACCAGCGACATGAAAGTTAACAGCTTTCCGCTTCTACCAACTGAGCTACCGAAGAAAGAGG